GACACTACGGTGAGCCCAGAGCATCCTCCACTTATAATAAAAATAAGTGATGATATAGTCCGATCCTCATGGAAACATGAGAAAATGTGGGTAGCCTTACCCACAACTTGGTGTAGCAGATGGTATATCATTTAGTTGCAGCAATACAAATAAATTACAGCCAAGTCTTAAATTTATTCTACAGGAAGTTGATAGAACTGTATATGGTAATCATGTTATAAGTGAAGATTTAGATCTTAAAAGATGGTCTAATCAAGGAATACTTATGCTGAATACTGCTCTTACAGTTGAAGTTGGAAAGATTGGTACTCATTATGATATTTGGCAGAAATTTACAGCATATCTGTTAGACTGGTTGAATAACTACAACCCAGGACTTATTTATGTTTATATGGGTAAGAAAGCTGAAGAATGGTCTGAACTTACTAATGATAATAATTATAAGTTTTATATTAAACATCCTGCTTCTGCTGCTTATTCTGGTGGTAAATGGGATTGTATGGATGTATTTAATAAAATATCTTCTATAGTAGAAACAAACTCTGGAACTTTAATAACTTGGTGATATGACAGAAATATTTAGCAAACTAATTAGAGAAGGACTGACTCCAAATTCTTTTTATGTTTTACATTGCATAAAAGAAAAAACTGTTGTTGGAAATTTTGTCAACAAAGCACTTGAGTGCAAAAAGCTGCAAACGGATCAATGGCTCACAGAAAACTTGGAACTTACTTCAAAAAGCATTATCTTTATGACAGAAATTGATGGATATTTTAGGAAAACTAAGAAAAAAACATCAATTAGTATAATGGGTAACAATTTCATTGAAAATATTCAAAAGTACAATGAAATATTTCCAAACAAAAAACTATCTAGTGGCAAATATGCAAGAGTAAACCCTAAAAGTTTAGAAAATGCATTTAGATGGTTTTTTGAAAACTATAATTATACTTGGGAAACAATTTTAAAAGCAACACAAAGATATGTTGATGAATACAGTATCCAAAGATATGACTATATGAGGACTTCACAATATTTTGTAAGAAAACAAAATGTAGACAAAAGTTGGGATTCAGATTTAGCAACTTATTGTGAGTTTTTAAATAGTTCTGAAGACACAGAATTAAATTATTTTAAAGAAATAGTAGATTAACATTATGGCAAATTTATTTAATGGGGCGGCACCTTTGATACCGGTCAGTGAGAGAGATGCTCTCAAAAAAGCTATCTATAAGATTGAAGCTAGAAGAAAAGGACGTTTAAAATCATTGAAAAGTGCATGGCCCAAATTTAATGATGCCTTTTGTGATGGACTAGAGTGGAGAACTATCACCGTTGTGGGTGCTAGGCCTGGTACCGGAAAAACTTTATTCATGGAGCAATTAATTGATGATATCATCAAACTTAATAAAGACCATGAATTTACAGTTCTTAAGTTCCAGTTTGAAATGCTTGATGAAACCAATGGTATCAGAAAGCTGAGTCTAAATACAGGTTATGATTACAATACATTGATGAGTAAGGCAGAACCATTAGATGATGCCGTATTTGATAAGTGTGTTGAACTTTATAAAAACTCCAAGGATAGAGATATTGTTGAAGTTATTTATGATCCATGTACAGTAGATGTAATGTGTGCTACCATTCATAATGAAATGGAGAAGCGGGCAGTAATGGTGAAAGATAAAGATGGCAACACAGTTAAAAAATACACTAACATGCTTGTCACTATAGATCACTCAGCACTATTTAAAGTAGCTAAAGGGCAAGAAAAGGATAAGTTTGAGATGCTCTATGCATTAGGTGAAGCACTCACTTATATGAAGAAACATTATCCCGTAGCATTTGTAGTGTTAAGTCAGTTGAATAGAAATATTGATTCCCCTGACAGACAGAGAGATGGTGAATATGGTAACTATGTATTAGATTCTGATTTATTTGGAGCGGATGCTTTGTTACAACATGCTGATGTTGTATTGGGTATAAATAAACCTTCTATAAGAAAAATAAGACATTATGGTCCTGATAAGTATATTATTGAAGATGATGATATTCTTGTTTTTCATTTCTTAAAATCAAGAAATGGTGTTACTAAGATGAGTTTCTTTAAACTTGATAGAACAAATATGCGGATAATTGAAATAAATCCACCTGCTCAAGCAAAAAGTATAAATACAAAATAAAAATGGACAGAAAACAAAAAGAAAAAGAGTACTTTGCATATCATGCAAATACCTTTAAAAAACTACTTCTTCCCAATCCTTATTTTACTCTAAAAATGGCATTTTTTGAGAAAGGACGTACTGGAAGAAACATTCAACTCTATGAAGGAGAGCTTAAAAAGAATGAAGACATTTACATGGAATTTATTGATGTTATCAGAGATGATAAAGGAAATGAATTAGATTATGTAAGTATGTTTGAAGACAGACCTTTATTCAAGTTTAAAGCTAATCCTTTTTATGCTGAAGAATATGAACTTAGAGAAAGAAGTTCCTATTCAGTGTATATTGTGTCAGTAAGTGAGTTATTAGTTGTATTACCTGATGGTAATGAAATCTCTTATGCTCTTTATGAAAAAAGAAAAGAGGAAGAAAAAAGAGAGAAAAACAAACTACCTCAATTACAGAAAACACTTAGTGTATTTCCTGATTTTGAAGAAGAGTTTGCTCCTAAAACAGAAGTAGAACTTGGCATTCAAAATAATGAAATTGCAGATGCACCATTATCTGAAATGACAATTTTAGATTTTGCATCTATAATGCTGATGAAACCAGTAAGTGCAAAGCCTTGGTTAAATGATCTGATTAAACAAACAAAAAGTGAGATATGAGTATAGTACTTCCAACTAAAAAAGTAAAAGCAGAAAGAGTAAATCCTAAAAGAATTGTAATCTATTCTAAACCTAAAACAGGTAAAACAACTGCATATGCGGGACTTGAAGACAATCTAATATTAGATTTAGAAAATGGTACTGAGTATGTAGAAGCTTTAAAAGTAAAAATTACTAATCTTCAAGAACTTTTAGAAGCAGGTAAAGCTATCAAAGAAGCAGGCAAGCCTTATAAGTTTATTACTGTAGATACTGTAACTGCATTAGAAGAGATGATTATGCCTTTGGCTGTTAAACTTTATAGAGCAACACCAATGGGTAAAAACTTTGATGGTGATACTGTAATTACATTACCAAATGGTGCAGGATATTTATATATTCGTCAAGCATTCTTTCAAGTTTTAGATTTTATTGATACATTAGCACCCACAATTATTTTATCTGGTCACATTAAAGACAAACAGGTATATGATAAAGGGGAGATGGTAATGTCTGCAAACATTGATTTGACAGGTAAAATAAAAACTCTAATTTGTGCTAATGCAGATGCCATTGGGTATATGTATAGAAAAGGTAACAAAACTATTTTGTCTTTTAAGACTAATGAAGAGGTTACTTGTGGTGCAAGACCAGAGCATTTACGTAATGAAGAGATAGTAGTTACAGAACTGATTGATGGGGAATTAAAAACCTCATGGGAAAAAGTATTCATTTAATAATTAAAAAATAAAAAACAATGGGATTAAGTACAACAGATTTGGGTGCAGGAAGTAGCAGCTCATCTTTACCAAAAACAATTGCTCCAGGCAATCATGTATTAAAAATTAATAGCATAGAGCTAGAAGATTTTAGATTTATTGAAGGAGCTAAACATTTGATTCTTCATGTAGAAACTGAACCAATAGAAGGTTTTGAAGGATTTATGTTAGATAAAGACAATCCAGAAGCTGGTCACTATGCCGGTCAAATAGGTAGAATCAAAGCAAGTCAGTATGCATATTCAGATGGTGAAACTAAGTCTGGTATTAAAATTCAGAGAGATAGATCAATTCTAATTTTTCTACAGAGTTTGTCTAAAACTCTTGGAATAAATGATTGGTTTATTGAGCAAGATGGTCAACATGAAACTATTGAAGATTTTGTTGTAGCATTTAGCAAAAATGCTCCATTCAAAGATAAGTATCTTGAATTTTGTGTAGCAGGTAAAGAATATCTTAACAAGAATGACTATACTAACTATGACATGTGGCTTCCTAAAGCAGAAAATAAAAAATATAGTTTTGGTGAAGTTGAAGGTGGTAAAGTTATTCCTTATGATGAAACTAAGCATCTTAAAAAATTAGAAGTTAAGGATGTAAATAAATTTGGTGATGATGATGATTTTTCATCTCCAAGTAATCTTTCTACTGATTTCAACCTAGACTAGTTATTGTAACAATAATAGGGGGAATTCAGTTCCCCC